TTGTATTTGTCCTTTGGGATGTAATACCGTTTGATTGTTTTCGTAATGGTTTATGGAATGTTGAACGTAAAGAGCGTCGTGAACTTCTTGAAGCAGCAATCAGGACTATTGATTCTGATTTTGTCCGTTTGGTTGAGTATCGTAAAGTTTCTGACATTGGTGAAGCATTCGACCATAATACTCAAGCAATTGAGAATGGCGAAGAAGGTGTTATTCTGAAATGCGAAAGTGGTATTTGGAAGTCTCACACTTCTCCTAAACAGCTTAAATTGAAATTGAAGATGCAAATTGATTTGCGTGTAATTGGTTACAATCCAGGCGAAGGGAAACGTAAAGGTATGATTGGCTCCTTGATTTTGGAGTCCGAAGATGGTATTCTTGAAGTTGGTTGCGGTACTGGCATAAAAGAAAAAGGTGCTGAGTGGACATTCCAAACGATGATGGATCGTTGGGATGAAGTCGAAGACTGTATTTGTACAGTTGAAAGTACTGCGATTACTGTTGACAAGCGTACTGGTCGTCCGAGTTTGTTCTTACCTGTTTGGGTAGAATTCCGTTTCGACAAAGACACTTGCGATACTTACGAGCGTATTCAAGAAATCCGTGATAGTGCTGTACACGTTTTACGCGAAAAATTAGCTCGCTTGGAATCGTAAAAAGTCCTTGACAGGCTGCGAGGAACTGATAGAATGTATTCCAACAAAGGAGATTCACCATGAAATTCGCAGTTATGTCCGATTTACACGGATATATAGATTTCATCCACGAATTGCCAGAACAAGAAGATACTATTCTTCTGCTGCCTGGTGATTTGGGAGAAGTTTGCCGTTCTTCATACGGTGAACACGTTCAAATTCTGGCTGACAAGTACAAAGAAGTACTGTTAGTACCAGGCAATCATGAATACTACAAAGGTAATATTCATCGAACTCATGATCGTTTGAAAGCACTGGATGATTCGATTGAGAACTTCCATTTCTTACAAGATAACTATCGTACATTTGATGATGTAATGATCATTGGAAGTACTCTGTGGACTGATTTTGATGGTCAGAATCCACTGACTCGTTATCTGGCATCCATTGAGATGAACGATTACAAACATATCAGGCACGGGCCAGTTGGTGTGCCGTGGCAACGTAAGCTGAAACCAGAAGACGTTGAGGCGATTCACCACATATCTAAACTTTATATCAAAAATGCGGTTGACACAGTTCGGGAAACGTGCGATACTATTAAAGTACTGGTGATGACTCACCACTCTCCTAGTTTCCAAAGTGTACCTGAAATGTACATCGGTGATAAACTGAATGGATGTTACTGTTCATTCATGGATTATTACATCGGTGAATTGAATCCGCTGGTTTGGGTACATGGTCACATTCATCAATCCGCAGATTATATGATTGGCGATACTCGCGTAATCTGTAATCCACGTGGTTATGGTCAACGTGCGTCTGAAAATTCAAACTTTAACAGTACTTTAACGTTCGAGGTATAATCATGGCGGGTAATGACTCTTTGATGCGTCTTATGCAAATGGTTGCTAAGAATACTCAAGTAACTGTTAATGGACAAACGACTATTTTCAGCGAAATGGTAGTAAAGAAAACTTCTGATGGTGGTACTGTCGTTATGATTGATGGCATACCAGTTGTTGGAGATGATGTTGAAATAAACATTGAAGTAAATGGTGATGTTGAGTCCATTACTTTAGGTTCAGGCACAATTAAGTGTGCTAATGTAACCAATGGAATTAGTACTGTCTCTGGACATGTATTTTGTGAAAATGTTCAAGGGAACGTTACAACTACATCTGGAGACATAGATTGTGATGATGTTGCTGGGAATGTTAATACAATTTCTGGCGATGTTAACTGTGATGATATTAATGGTAACGTAAGTACCATTTCTGGCGATATTTACTAAGGATAAAATTATGACCGATACCAACAAAATTGTAGCACCAACTGGCTCTATCTCTATTCCATTCGTACTGGAAAAATCTGCTGAAGGTGAGCGTTCGTATGACCTCGCTTCACGTATGATGCAAGAACGTATCATCATGATTGATACCGATTTCAACTCTCATATGGCTCACATTATCAAGATGCAGTTGATGTATCTGGATTCTCGTAGTTCTCAGCCAATTACGATCTTCGTAACTTCTCCTGGTGGTTCTGTACATGACGGCCTGGGTATCAAAGATGTTGCTAAGAACTGCCGTTCCCCTATTAAAACGATTGTAATGGGTTATGCGGCGTCTATGGGTTGCTATACCCAATCGGTCATCGGTACTCCTGGAATGCGTCTGATGGGTGCTGATGCGTTCATTATGGCACACCAGGTATCATCTGGTACTCAGGGTTTGATCACTGACCAGAAGATTGCTCTGGCACACTCTGACCGTCTGAATACCCTTCTGACTACTCAGATTGCCGAAGCAGTAGGTCAGGACTATGAACAGTTCATGAAAGACTGTGACCGTGACCTGTGGCTGAATGCTGAAGAATCACTTCAGTACGGTACTAAAGGTTTCGTTGACGGTATTCTGGTTGGTGAGCGTAATGCTAAAGGCCAGTATAAAGTTAAACGTCGCGATGGCTCATTTGATTGGGTGTAATCATGGCTAAACAATTAGTTCGCGGGAACGAGGTTCCCGCTAATTCTGAGACACTAAGTACCTCAGAATTTATGGATGTGGCACTTGAACAAATTGCGAGTACCGCATTAACAGTGAAAGGTTCAACTGAAGCTGAACCAGTACTGGATGCTATGGCAGATATTCTTGAATTAATGCATCAATATCTCGTAGCTAAAAATATTCAACCAGATTTTCTGTTTGAACACGCAAGTGAATTACGTAATACTAAAGGAACTTTCGATAAGAAAGTGGCAGTACCAAAGGACTAAATTTTTATGGCTACAAATGATCAATACACTCTAGGATATACGTTCTTTCAGGACAAAAGAAATGAACCTCTAACTCCTGAAGCATTAAAACAAATGCATCCATTCTTCCGTCGCGGTTATCGTACTGCTCAGGAAGATCAAATGAAGAAGAGTAATCAAAACTTCCCATTTGTTCTTTCTAACATTCCGACTCGTGGTGAAGTATTTGTGCCGGATTGGAACGATATTCTAGCGGCAACTCGTCGTCCACGTTACAATAAGCTACACAATATCCCTGCTCTGGCTCCAGTACTAAATGAGCTAATCAAGGCTGTAGAAAAGAACAAAGACAAAGTTCGCCGTTACGCAGATGTTGTACGTATGGTTGACGAAGGATTTGATATTATTCTTCAGTACGGATATGATAGCGGTATCCTGGATGAACATGATCTCAGTAAGTACAACTACGTACCGAAATAATTCAAAAGGCTGCTTCGGTGGCCTTTTTCTATTAAGGAAATGAAATGAAATTACGTGTATATACCGCAGAAGAAACCGACGAATTACTACAGAATATTAAACTTATCTGTAATTTTATTGTCGATGTTAACAAAGATGCGATTACTCTTTTTGACGCAAAATATCAAGAGTACTTGGAAGCATTCACGCCTGGTTTAATCTTTAAACGTAAGCCATTACCTCGTGATAAGTTCATTGCTAAATGCTTCTATAATGAAAGTACTAAATTCACAGTATACGACCCAAAAGATTCATATTTGTCTTCTTACATATTCTTTGAAGAAAACTTCACTGAAACTTTTGCGTACTGTCGTTTTGATCCTAAACTTCGTTATTATGATAATCATTTTATCAAGTACGGTGTTCAAGGTTGGACTGACGAAGATACCATAGTATTCAATCGTGCTGCTGGAAGTACTAATTACTTCTTTGAGCGTTATACATTCCGTGAATGGTATGCTATTCTTACTAAGTACGCACATCGTCCATTTGAATTCGATAAAGACGATGTTGAAGTACTGGAAATTATCGAAAGTAAAACTAAACGTGCTAAAGAATATTACGAGGCAAAGAATGCTGTACAAACAACTAACTGAACGTAATACACATGTCTGGATTAATAATCTCGAAAAAGTAATCAAGTTAAATGAATTACTAGTAGAAAAATCCAAAGACCGTCATAATATTATGTTGAACGAATATCAAGCGAAGTATCGTTCAAACTTCTTAGGTAAACTTCTTTACAAAGAAGAATGTGAATTGATTGGTGGTAGGATTTGGGAAAGCTATAATTCATTCTTTGTATTGAAATTAATGACTCCATACACTAAAGCTGAATGTATTGTAGAAGACCATACCGACGAGTACTTTTACGAAAAGAAAGAAGACCTCGAAAAGACATTTGAGCGTTGGAGTAAATACGCAGACCGCCCATTCAAGATAGAAGAAAAAGATGTAATCTACTATCAAGAACTGGTCGCATATCACAATGAAACAATTGAAGTAGCAAAAGGAATTGGATTAGATTATGAAGCATTCAACTTGGATGAATATCGCGAAAATCGTGGCTGATGAAAGTAAGTGTATCTCACAACATGTAGGTGCTGTTATTGTAAAGAACGACCGAATTGTTAGTACTGGATACAATGGTTCACCAGCTAAACAAGAGAATTGTTGCGATGCTAATTCACATTTAGTACACAACGGAGAATTTCAGAATTGGGTTTCTGATGAAGCAAAACATGAGCACCATGATTGGAGTCAATTACATGAACTTCATGCTGAACATAATGCACTTTTATTTGCGAATCCAGTTGACAGAGATGGTGCGACCCTGTACTGTACTCTACAGCCGTGCTACGTCTGTTCTCTGCTAATTGCGGGTAGTGGGATAAAGCGTGTCATTTATGATACAGAATATCACCGGACACCCGAACAAGCACTTGACGTGCTCAGAAATGCTGGTATAATTGTGAAAAGACTATCGGACATAGAGGACACAAAATGAAAACTATTATCATCTTAATAATGATTCTTCTCGCAATTGCTTTCGTCGCAGCGGTACTGTACTCAGTCGCTAAAGATAAAAAGCCAGTTGCTAAGAAAAACACTCAGAATCATAAAGTGCGTTTCGACGCAGCACAAGAAAAGTACTTCATCGTGAACGAAATGGACACGTATGATGAACCAGTTACTAATTCTTTTGGGTTCCGTGTAATGTACAAAGACAAGGTGAAAGCCGACTTTGTATGTCAAAAACTGAATTCATAAAAAAAAGGACGCTTCGGCGTCCTTTTTTGTTTCTTTTTTTTTTAATTAAGAATTATGCGTTTACTGTGATAGCAGAAGTCGCAGTGTGTGAACCATCAGTTGTTGTTACAGTGATAGTAGCAGTACCTACAGCTACAGCAGTTACTAGACCTGAAGCACTAACAGTTGCTACACCAGGAGCACTTGAAATGTAAGTAACAGCTTGGTTACTTGCGGTAGCAGGTGCGATAGTTGGTGTTAGTTGTTGTGTAGTCGTTCCAGCTAGGCTTAGAGTTACAGTTGCTGGAGCAAGAGTAACACCAGTTACGGCGGTAGTAACAGTTACAACGGAAGATGATGTGAATGAACCATCAACAGAAGTAGCAACTACAGTTGAAGTACCATTAGCAACACCGGTAACTAGACCAGCAGAACTTACAGTAGCAACACCTGGAGTACCAGATACCCAAGTAACATTTTTGTTAGTTGCGTTAACTGGAGCGATTGTTGCGGTTAGAGTACTAGTACCACCAACCAGTACTGCTAGAGTACTTGGAGCAACAGTAACACCTGTTACCGCTACAGTTAATTCACCTTGACCAGTGTAATCTGTTAGGAATTGTACTGAACCATCTTGTAGAACTACTTTGTTTAGTAGTAGACGGATAGCAAATCCAACAACATCACCAGCGGTATCAACAATACTGATACAGAATGAACCATTAGCTAGTTTACCAGCTAGGGTAGCAGCATCATCAGCAACAGAAAGGTTTGCACCAGTTGCGTCAACACCTGTGATTTTTACGAATGGATAAAGTGTCGCACCATCAGCACTGATTAGATCAAATACGTTGATGGAACGTTGTTTGCTAATGCGAACATTAGTCAATTGTGTACCATCGGATAGAACAGCAGCATCTACATTGATACCGTCAACACCGAATGGGGATTTATTACGACCAGCAATTGGTTTTCCCATTTTTAGTCTCCTAAGAAAGTTATATAATTATATTCAGTATTTATTAAGATACCGAAAACTAGCTATTGCTATTAATATTTACTTTTGAACCACAAAAAGTGCTTGACGACCAGGACGCAATTTGCTAATATTTCACTGTTCTAGCAACTCAACGAACCAAAAAAACTTGGAACGCCGTTGATTTTTATGCTATAATGTACACATCAAGGCGTTGTAGCCTTGTTTCAATAATGACTAAGGGAGTCTTAGAAATGAAAAACGAAAAAGTTTATGTATATATTGGTCGTTTCCAAATGGCACATGCTGGTCATGAAGCTACCATTAAACACGCATTAGAAAATTCAGACCGTTTGGTAATCCTGGTTGGTTCTTCCGACATGGCACGTGATTCAAAGAATCCGTTCACGTTCGATGAACGCAAGCAAGTACTGGATGCTATGTCTAGTCGTTTAGCACAAGCAGAATGGGCTAAAGGGCGTTCGGTTAAGGTTAATATCCTTCCAATCCACGACTACGTATATAACAACAGCAAATGGTTGATGGAAGTACATGAGCAAGTAAAATCTGTAACTCAGAGTGAAAACATTTTCATTACTGGTTGTCAGAAAGAAGCAGACGCAAGTACTTTCTACCTGAACTTCTTCCCGCAGTGGAATCAGGATTTTATTCCAGAACAAACTGTAACCAAAACTGTGTCAGATGACTATAATCATAAAGATTATGTTGAACATCGCGATATTACTGTAAAAGTAACATTCAACAGTACCGCTGTTCGCCAGCAGTTCTTCAGTACTAAACAAGTACCAGAAGAATTGCCGGAAGAAACTAAAGAGTTTCTTGAGAAGTTCATGAAGACCAAACCAATGGTGTTCGATAATCTGATCGGCGAATTCAACTTCGTACAACGTTATCGCTCAGAGATGAAAGAAAAACTGCCATATGACAACATTCCGTTCCTTACGGGTGATGCTCTGGTAATTTGTGCTGGTCACGTACTGTTGGTCAAGCGTCGTACTTTCCCAGGTAAAGGTTTATACGCACTTCCTGGCGGGTTCTTCGACGCATGGCAAGACAAAGATCAGGTTCAAACGGCACTTCGTGAACTCAAAGAAGAAACGAAGATTGATGTTCCGATGAAAGTACTGGAAGGTTCAATCCGTGAAAGTATGGAATTCGGTGATTTCAACCGTTCACTTCGTTGGCGTATCATTACTCGCTGTGCTCATATCCAGCTTCAGGACAATACTTTACCAAAAGTAAAAGGTTCTGATGATGCTGAAAAAGCATTCTGGATGCCGCTTGGTGAGTTGGTCAAGAACCGTGATAAATTCTTTGAAGACCATTTAAGTATCATTGATACTTTCCTGGGTATTCTGTAAGAGTTTTGGAGTACTGAAAGGTACTCCATTTTAATTGAGAGGATGTTATGTTATTTTGTCAACCTGAACGCTTTTACAATGAGATGAAGTACATCTCTGACAATCGTGAAAGTTTTATCAAAAAAATCTGCTTGACAGAATACCAAATACCTGATAAGATTGAATATATTGACCCTATTCAATATCTAATTAAGATGGTTCTGAGTGAACCGGAAACTGAAGAAACTAACCGTGTATTCGCACTACGAACTTATGGCACAAATAATGGCCTAGAGCCGCATAAGGGTGATCGAATGGCACAAACGTACTTTGGTCAGATAGATAGGGGAAATCTATTCATATCTAGAGGTATATCGGATATAACAGTACAGGACGATGGTACAATTCATTACCGAGAATCTGATGAATATGGTGATGAATACGAGTTTTCACTTGACGCAATTGCGTTGAACCTGTACAACAATCCGTATGACATTCGTTCGTATATTAGGTTGAATTCTAATATGTTTGAACCCAATAATTTGATGGCTAAAATACCATTAAATTTACTACAGCATTTGGTATAAACCAAATAATGAAAGCGTTGTAGCTTTCACTTAAACTTAATAACTAAGGGAGTCTTAGATATGACTATTACTAACAAAAATTTTAATGACGTTATTGATTTCTCTGATAACGTAAACTTTATCCTCAACGTTGACTCGTATAAAACTGGTCACGGCTTCATGATGAAAGAGGGCGTAGTAGCTCTTGAAAGTAACATCATCGCTCGTAAACCATCAAAATACGCAACGCATGTTGTAATGGCTGGTCTTCAATACTACATTCAGAAGTACTTGAACATCACTATCACAATTGAAGATATTGATGAAGCAGAACTTGAAACCGAACAACGTGGCGATGATTTTGATCGCGGTTTTTGGGAACATATTCTGGAAGTACACGGCGGTAAAATTCCGGTACATATCCGTGCTGTTCCTGAAGGTACTGTAGTTCCGGTTGGTTGCCCTCTGGTACGTTCTTTCAGTACTGATCCTCGTGTTTGCGTTATCGCAAGTTATATCGAGACTCAGTTACAACGTGCTGTGTGGTTCCCTACTACTGTAGCAAGTAATGCTCGTAGCATTAAAGAGTTTTTGGCAGACACTATGGAACGTCATGCGGGGCATCGCTTCGTGGACTACCATCTTCACAACTTCGGTGATCGCGGTGCTTCCAGCTATGAATCAGCGATTCTGGCGGGTATGTCTCACGCAATGATCTTCAGTGGTTCTGATTGTCTGTCTGCGAACCGTTACATTAAAAAGTACTTCCACACTGATAAAGCATATCTGAGTTCCGTAACTGCTTCTGAGCATAGTGCTACTTGCTCTAACTCTGACGCAGACAAACGCGACGATTTTAATATGGCTTTGAAAATGGTTCGCCTGTGGGAGAAAAAAGTTGATGCGTACCTTGCTAAAGGTTCAGTTGGTGTTCCACCAATCGTTTCAGTAGTAATTGATACGTATGATGCTTACCGCTTCGTTCGTGAATTCATTGGTACTCGTCTGAAAGAGATGATCCTTGAAATCGCGGCACGTTGCCCTGGTGCTCGTCTCGTCATGCGTCCAGATAGTGGTGATGCTACTACTATGCCAATTGAGATCCTGGATATTCTGGCAGACAAATTCGGAACTACTGTGAATGCTAATGGCTTTAAAGTACTGCCAAGTTTCATCGGCGTAATTCAGGGTGATGGTATTAACCAGGATAGTATTCGCCAGATTGTAGCTAATCTGGAAGCTAAGAACTACTCCATTGAGAACATTGTGTTCGGTATGGGTGGTAAACTGGTTCATCCAGAAAAAGGTCGTGACGATTTCTCATTTGCTATGAAAGGTTCTGCTCAGCAATTGGCTGATGGTACTTGGGAAGATCTGTTCAAAGACCCAATTACCGATGTGGGTAAACGTTCACTTCGCGGTCGTGTGACCACTTATGAGTGTACAAATTCCCACAAGATCATTGCTGAACGCATTGAGCTTCAAGAAGTCAACCACTTCATTAAAGATATGATGGTTGATATGTACATTAACGGTGAGATTTTCAATCTCAGTAACTTTGATGAAGTCCGTGAACGTGCAAACAAAGGTTTGTAATACTTAGGGAGAGCAATTGCTCTCCCTTCTTTTTAATTTATTAAGAGAAACACATATGAATATTATAGAGTTTTATTCAAGAAACACTTGTGCTTTAGCAAACATGTGGTTTGATAATCCAAAAGTTGATGGATTGATGAAAAAATACCAAGATATTTTTGGTAATACACATCTTTCATATTGTGTATTCTGGTCTAGTAAAATCTTCAAAAAAGAGTTTTTACATAATCAACATCTTGAATATCATGATTTTGTTGGCTTTATAAAAAGTGAACGTAAAAATCATGGTAAATTAGCAGCTAATAATTTGTACAGTACTGTTATTGAATTTAATCGTGATACCCAGCGTATAACCTGGAAATTTAAACCATCTAAATCTCTTCGTAAAAAAATATCTGGTGCTTTCCGAGTTCTATCAGTTAATACTGATGGAAATAATATACATATGGTATATTCTCAAAATGGAAAATCAAAATATATCAAATTCGATTATAATAACATTGAGGTTTTAGTATGATAGAATTCCTCAAAGATGTTGCCCTAACAGTTATGGCAGTAGGATTTGGTTTAGCAGTACTATTTCCAGCACTCTTGAATCTATTTGCTAGTTGTGGTTTAATGGCATTCGTTAGACCTCGGAACTGGAAAGAAACAATAACACAATACGGTTTATACTTAGTAACAGTACTGGCAACTATTGCTTTCGGTGCGTACTATGCTATAACCATTTACTATATTTGGATACATTAATGGGTTCTTTTAACACATCTTGTGCTGTATCTCAACTTCCTATTGGCGAAAAAGATGAAGTTGTTGTAATGTTAGCAGTCGCTGCACCTGGTATTGATCGTACTAAAATCTTGTACAATGATCATTTCCATCGTTTGGTTGGTCTTCCGATGACTGCTTACTATAATGATTATGGTAAGTACAAGTTAGAAGAAACTATAAGAAACAAAGAAATTTGGGAAATGTATAACAAGTTCCTTTGTTCTAATCTTAATAAAGAAGACTTTCTTCTGGAAGAAGATATGGATAAACCTGAATCTTGGACATTCACATTTGACGATGTTCAGGATATTATTTGGGAAGATGGTATTAGTGTAAATTACACTGGTTATGATGGAAATCTCATTCAATTACCAGTCGCCATTTATGCGGTACATAAACATATCTATGAAACATTGAGTTCAGAGTTTACCTATTATGCTGGTACTGTAAAGACTGCTGATCAGATTGAAGAAATTCGTAACCATCCACACTATGATTATTTTGTTAATCATGAAACTTTCATTGCTGAATATGAAGCAAGAGTAATTGCTGAAAATCCAGAAGAAGAAACAATGGAAGAAAAGATTTGGGCTGAAATAACAATGGCTCAAATGGTTATCGAATTTGGACGAGCACCACTTCCATTTTATGAAGATGTTCATCTTGAACGTCATGGCATACAACGTAAATTTGAGTTGAAGCTCGAAGATTACCTTGTATATGCTGAAGAAATTATTGGGTTGTCGGTATTTGAAACTAATCTGCGTCAATTGAATATTCAGGTTGTTCCTTCAATTACTGGCGGTCAATCATTTAACTACAATACGCACATTGCTTTTCATAAAAGTGTAGCTGAGTTAGCTGAAAAGTACCGCGATGACAAAGAACGGGAATATTAAATATGTTAACATACATGCTATTTCTATCAGTACTGGCGTATTTCGTTATTAGTTTTCTGACTTATTCGGAATACAAATCGAAGTTCAAGGGTCTTCCGATGACCTTTAAGAAAGGTGCTTATATCTTTTCTGGCGTAGCCTTATTCGTTATAGCAGGTGTGTTCCTATTTGTATTAGGATACTTGATTTTAACGATGTAAGGATATATAATGGCAGGAAAAGGATACGTGGGTCTTGATCTGGATATTGACCAGGCAAAAGAGATCCAAAAATTATTTAAAATAGCGGGTGTTGATTGCTTGACACCTTCGCAGTTTCATGTTACAGTGATGCAAGATGAAAGTAACCCTGAAATAGATTTACTTTCGAATGATAAGACTTATACGGCAAAGATTACTGGTGTTGAACGGCTTGGTAAGCCAGGTGGTGAATGGGAGGCTATAGTACTGTTACTAGATGCTCCCGAAATTCAACAACGCCATAAAGAATTAGTCAATGCTGGGTTTAAACATAAATTCGATGATCTAAAATGTCATATGAGTATTGTGTATAAGCCAAAAGATACAGATGAAGATTTGATCAATTTAGTCTTTAATCTTGGGGTTCTTCCCGAAGAATTAACCTTTGGGAATGAGCAATTGAAAGTCACCGTTTAATGGAAAACGAACATGACTCAAGAAGAATTAGAAGCACACTTAAAAAAGCTGTACTCAGGTAAATGGGTTGATGAACATCCAGCCGCGAATAACAAAGTTACGTGTACTCGTTGTTTCCATGTTTATGTAATCAAAGATGCTCCACGTACAGTTCCTGGGACTGATGGCTATTACATCAAAGAACCGAAGTGTCCAAGCTGTGGATGCCGACTATATTTTTCTCACTTATAAGGCCAATAAATGAATCTCGAACGCTTTCTCCAAAATAAAGGTGCACCACGAATTGTTTTCTGTACTGGTGCTGGACTATCTAAAGAGTCTGGTATTAATACATTCCGCGATGCCGCTGAAGAAGGCTTATGGGATCAGGTAGATGTTGACCAGGTTTGTAATATTGCGAACTTCAACGTGAACTATCATATGATTCACGACTTCTTCAACAAAATGCGTGTAGGTTTACAGAACTACGAACCGAATATTGGTCATCATATGATTGCCGAAATCGAACGCATGTACGGTGATGAAAACGTAATTCACATCACTGCGAATGTTGATGACCTTGTTGAACGTGCTGGCGGTACAGCGATGCATGTTCATGGTTACTTAACTGAAGTTGTTGAACCGTACAGTACTAATGATCAGAACTATTCAGTTCGTGACATTGGTTATACTGAACATACTCCAACACCAGGGGTTATTTCTAAACCGAACATCGTAATGTTCGGAGATGTATTCCGTTTCACTGATGGTGTTCGTAAAACCGTATATGGTGAAATGGGTGAAATCATCGACAACTTAACGTCTAAAGATGTAGTAGTTGTCATTGGTTCTTCGGATACAGTTATTCCGTGGAGCATTTACATGGGTATCGGAACTCCTGCGTTAGTAATTAACGTGAATCCTGAACCCCATGATAATGATGATCTGTTTGATTACAATCTTTATATGCCTATGAGCGAAGCAGTCAACACGGTTGAAGCGTATCTTCATGAGCATATGGAAGTCATGTCACATAACGAAGAAGATTACTAAAAATGGCTATGTATCAAGAAATTCCATTCGGCACACGTTCTGAACGTTATGATTGTGTGTTCGTCTGGATTTATGCGAAGAACTGTACTCCTTATGCGAACTATCCGTATAATGACATTCCTAACGTGAGTTTAGTACTGTCAGAATTGCGTTACGATGGATTGCTGGGGGCAGTAGGTGGAATGGTAGAACACGATGATCCGAGTCTGGAAATCGCTGTTATGCGTGAAGCCAAAGAAGAAATTGATTATGATTTGCCGATGGATCGTTTACAGCCATTAGTGAGTTATAAAAATACCGTAATCGGTTCTCACAACCATGCGTTTTCTTTAGAAGTATCTTATGAAGAACTTCTGGACATTCGTAATAACGCACATAATGGTGTACACTTCGCTGCTGAAAATGCGGGTGTGAACTTGTTACATACGTGTCGTTACCTTAAGGGTAACAAGATTGAATGTGGTTGGAACATTCTTTTAGAACAAAACTTTGTTGGTACTGCTAAGATGGAACTGATGAAGCTCGTTCGTTCAAAGAATCTTCTCATTGACTACGTTGATGATGATAAAACTGAAACTTCATATAAGATGTTCTTAGATGATCTTCGTGATGCTGAAAAGTACTATCCAAATGAAGAAATGGTTGTTTGTCGAACGTATAAAGAAGCAGTTTATTACGTCAACGAACATGGTTTGCCGTCCTTTATCTCTTTCGATCATGATTTAGGTGATACCGAAAATGAAGATGAAGAAACTGGCTATACCTTTGCCAAATTTTTAGTCGAGTACATGATGGATAATCAGATTGGGAAACCATTTGAATATCATGTTCATAGTGCTAATCCAATTGGTGCGATGAATATCGTTGCTTATTTGGATAACGCATTTAAATTTATTCGGAGTCTATAATGAAACGTTTAATCTGGAGTTTGATATTTTCTGCCATATTGACATGGGGATTCGTCTCCATTATCAAAAATACAAAAAGTACTGAACACCAGAACGTTACTTATAACGTCGGACGAGTTGTTGCGTTAGGCCAGTGTAAGGACGGTTCATGTTCCTATCAATACACTGATAAAAATGGCGAATTAAAGTATGCTACAACTGATAAACCAGTATCATTAGAACAACTGGTTTATCAGGAATGTTGGTTCGAAGAAGCAAAAGGAAATCGTTGCTACGTAGATTATGAACCCAGCAAAAACTAACTGTATTTTGGAGCATTAAATACAGTTAGGAAAACAAACGTGTTACCACACACAAACACAAAAAGGATGTTTATGAAAAAATATGTTCTTGACACAAACGTGATTCTTGGTGATCCTAACGCAGTCCTGGCGTTCGAAGGTTCACATGTAATTCTACCGTTCAAAGTACTGGAAGAATTAGATTCCATCAAGAGTCGTAAAGTTGATATTTCACGCGATGCTCGTGTTGCTATCCGCAACATTAGTACTATCCTTGAAACAGCAACTCATGAAGAAATCAGCACTGAAGGTGTTCAGATTTCTAAAACCCACCCTCACATCAACGTAGATACTCGTCTATTCGTACTAACCATCGAAGAACTTACAGCTATCTGGCATTTGGCGAACCCAAATATCGGTGAATCTGATAGCTTCGATCCTAAGCTTGAAACTCTTTTCAAAAGTACAGTACCGGATGATGAAATCATCCTTGTTGCTAAACTCTCACAAGCGGTTCTCGTAACTCGCGACATTAATATGCGTATTAAAGCACTGGCATACGGTGTTGAAGTACAAGATTATCGTCACGATGTAACTATCGAGGACTCAGACCTAATCCATACTGGCAATCACGAATTGGACGTAGAAGATTTTTGGGCTGAGATTGGTGATGTAGTTTATTCAAATCAGGAAGGCTCAAAACTCATTCATATGATTCCAGAAGAAAATGTTAAACACATTCTTCCGGCTGATTTGTGTATCGGTGACTATGTATATGATCACACTAATGGTCTATTCGTATTTGAAGGATTCGCTTCAGTACTTGACCACGATGATGATCGTGATATGGTTTGCTTCAGCGACGTAGGTATTGATAAATCTCTATCTCGTAAAGTATGGGGAATTAAAGCCAAGAACATTCAGCAAGCTATGGCTATCAACTCTATCATGGATAAAGATGTACATCTAACTATCCTACTAGGTCCAGCAGGTACTGGTAAGACGTTGATCACTGTTGCTTCTGCTCTTGAATTAGTGCTAGAGAAGAAGAAATACGACCGTATTATTTTCTCTAAAACTCAAGATTCTCAGTTCGAAGAAATCGGCTTCTTGCCAGGTTCAGAACTAGAAAAAGTAATGCCATTCTGTGGTGCTGCTGTGGATGCCCTTGAGTATCTACACAAAGATGATGCGAACCCACAAGGTTCAATTGAAGAAATTATGAAACGTAATGTCTTCCAATTCAAAGCATTGAACTTTGTTCGTGGTCGTAGTTTCATCAATACAATCTTGATTGTAGATGAATTCCAGAACATTACTCCTGCTCAGGCAAAAACAATTCTAACTCGTGCTGGTGAAAACTGTAAAGTAATCATCATGGGTAACTTATCTCAGATTGACAATAAGTTCATCAGTCCTACCAACTCAGGTTTGACTTATGTAACTGAGAAGTTCAAAGATTGGGAAGGTTGCCGTATCATCGAGCTAGAGGGCGTACAACGTTCCGTTCTTGCTGAATTCGCAGAACAAAATCTATAATAACATTAGGGGATACTTGGTATCCCCTTTTTAATGGACAAGATATGACAGTTTATGTTAAGGGCTTAATTGCTCGTTTAGATACAGACCAGACACCATCTGGTAGAATTTATACCAGTACTGAAA